GCATAAAGAGGCTATTGATAGCCAAGTAAAAGAAGTGAAAGATGAGTTTGAAGCTAAGTTAAAAGAGGTTCAAGACCACGCAAATACTTTAGATGTAAAATTGCAAGAGAAAAGCAAAAAAGAATCAAGAAGTGTTGACACTGTAAAAGCTATGATTGTTGATGGTTATGAAACTATTAAGAATGTAGTAAAAAGCAATAAGGTTTACTTAGAAAGTAAAGCTGTTGGAAATATGACACTTTCTGCATCGTTGACTGGTGACCAACCAAGAACGTTCAGCGATGTTGTTGCAACGATTCCAGACCAAATATTAAACTTCTCTGATTTAGTAGGAGTTATTAATATCGGTAATGGTACTTACACATTCCCAAGAAGAACAACTTCAGAGGGTGCTGCTGCAACACAAACAGAGGGTGCTGATAAAGGACAATTAGATTACGATCTTTCAATGATTGATGTAAATACTGATTTCATTGCTGGTTTCTGTGTTTATTCTCGTAAAATGGCGAACAACTTACCTTTCTTAGAAAGTTTCTTACCAGGAGAGTTAAGACGTTCTTACTTTGATGGAGAAAATTCAGTATTCAATACTGCATTAGCTGCTGCTGCAACTGCATCTGCTCAAGTAATTACAGGTAAAAACAAAATCGAAATGTTGATGAATGAGGTTGCTACTTTAGCAGGTTCTAACTGGTCAACTGATGGTATTGTTGTTTCTCCTGCTGATTACAATAGTATCTTGCAAACACAAGTATCTACTGGTGCTGGTTACGGATTGCCAGGAGTTGTTACTTTAGTAAATGGTAGATTGGCTATTAATGGTATTCCATTATTCCAAGCTAACTTTATGGCTGCAAACAAATACTATGTAGGTAATTGGGCAACTATCAAAAAGGTAGTTACTGAAGGACTTTCTTTACAATTCTCAACAGAAGATGAGGACAACTTCAGAAAGAACAACATTACTGCTCGTATTGAAGCACAAGTTGGTTTAGCAATACACAGACCAGATGCAATCATCTACGGAGATTTCACTGCTGTATAATAATTAAACAATATTTATTTGTTGGTTGATGTTAAAGGGCATACGCTTAATGTGTATGCTCTTTTTCTTTAAATTATATTTAATTATATTTGTATAAAATAAAAACATAATGGCTTATTTAGACGTAATTACTTTAGCGACTGCTAAAAACTACTTAGGTGTTGATACTTCGATGACCGAAGATGATGCCGATATAACAAGAATGATAAAGGGTGCTTTACGATATGTAGAGGAGTTTACTAACGTATTAGTTTACGCAAGGGATAAAGATTACTTATTCCAAGATTGTGAAGTAAGAGTTTACGACCATCCAATAAATACTTTAAATACACCATCAACTGCAACAGGAACTATTAAACCATTATACACATACTATTCAACAACAGAAAGTACTGATGTTTATTTAAACCTAAATGTTGGTTATACAGATCCAGCAGATGTTCCAGAAGATATAATAGATGTAGCTTTAGAAATGATAGAATTAAACTATTATGGAGAAAAAGAAAGAGGTGCAACAAAGAAAGGTTTAAGTCAATTATCAAAAGAAGTATTACATCAAAATAAAAGATTCTTACTATAATATGAGGGCAAGAAGATTTAGGAAAAGAGTAGAGTTATGGCAGACTGAAAGCTATGAAGATGGATATGGTGGTAATTTAGAACGTGATTATCTAATTACTACAATGTGGGCAAATATATCGACCTTAGACACTAAATCAAACGTTTCATTAGGTAATGATTTAGGAGTAGCAGATAGAAGTAATACAATAGTGATTACATTGCGTAAACGAAGCGATATAACGTACAATTCCGTTAACCAATTCATAAAGTATAGTGGTTATAGGTATGTGATACAAAAACAGCCTATAAACGAGGATTTTAACAACTCTTATGTTACTTTATTAGCTACAAGACAACAAATAGAAGAAGTAAGCGAATTAACACCATTTGATGAATATTTACCAGCTTATACGAATTATGTAAATAGAGCAGTTGAGGATGGTGGATTGGCAACAAGTGATGCGTGTTTATTAGCGTATGTACAAACATTATTTTAATGGCTAAAGGATTAAAGAACATATTAAAATCATTAGAAAAGTTTGGTGATGAGGCAAAGCAAATGGTAGAAGATACTACCATTGCAGTTGCACACGAAATAGAAGCCGATGCAAAGAGATTAGCACCTGTAAAAGATGGGTTTCTTAGAAACCAAATATTTACACAAGAAGTTGATCCGTTGTTTTATGAAATAGTTGCAGGTGCTTATTATAGTGCATATATGGAATTTGGTACAGGTGGGTTGGTAGAAGTGCCAGAAGAAATGAAAGAGATAGCAATACAATTTAAAGGTAAAGGTGTAAAGCAAGTTAATATAACACCACGACCATTTTTATACCCAGCATTTGTAAAAGGTAGAACGCAATACATTGATGATTTACAAGATGTGTTGGATGATTTAACAAAGAAATATAATTGATAAAATGACTAAAAGCCTACCAGATAAGTATATAAGAAAAGCTATTTACAACGCTATTAACAATATTGTTGTAGATGGTAAAACAATAAAATGTTATGATTATAGAGTAACAGGTAGATCAATACCTAACTATTACACTATAATCACAACACAAACAAATCAAGTGATAAAATCTAATAAATGTGAGGATGCTTGGCAAAGTTCGGTTTTAATAGATATTTTTACTAAATATAACGGAACAGGAAACACAGGTAGTCGAGTGTTTGCAGATAACATTTTAGATGCAGTAAAAACAGCAACCGATAACTTAACATTAGACGTGGCAAGTGGTTTAAGTATTGTTTGGCAACATCAATCATTTCCAAATGATTTAGTAAGTTTAACAAATACAGAAAATGTATTTAGAAAGTTTTTGCGGATAGAGTTCTATATAAATTAAACTTATAGTAACAAAAAAGTGTATAAATAAAATTTATTATATTTGTACTTATTAATAATAAAATAAAAATAGAATGTCAGAATTAATTAAAGGGGATGCAGAAATACTAAGCCTATGGGATGGATTAGCTTATGTACCTTTTGCGTGTTTAACTTCAAGCAGTTTAGCTGAAACAAGAAACGTAATAGAATCCCAAACAAAATGTGATCCAGGATTTGTAACAAGAACTGCTGGTAGTTACTCTTATGAAATATCATTTGAGGGCGAATACATTAAACCAGAAGCATCAAAAGAATCTTGGGCTGAACTAAGAGATAAAATAAGATCAGTAGCAAATTCAGTTGTAGAATGGAGTATTACAACTACTTATGCTGATGCAAGTACAGATATTGATTATGGTACTGCTATCTTAACAGACTTATCAAAAGATGCACCTGCTGGTGATGAACTAATTACATTTAGTGGTTCGTTATCTGGAAGTGGAGAAATTGTACAAGTAGCACCGAATCCATAATATAACAACAACAAATGAATAAAATAACGCTAACAATAAATAACGAAGATGTAAATTTTCGTTTTGGTTTGGGATTTTTAGGTAAAGCACTTGAAGAACTAAATTTAAGTATTGATGAATTAGGTAGTAAGCTATCTGTAAATGTTTTTCTATATGCACCTAAATTAATGTACTACTCTTATGAGTATGCAATGATTAGGGATGGTAAAACAGATATAAAAGATTACAATACTTTTGTAGATGATTTAGATGATGATAATAGTTTTGTAAATGGAAATGTAAATAAGTTTTTAGAGGTGTTTACAAATTCATTAACTAAAGATGTACCAAAACAAAAAAAAGGTTCTGATACAAAAAAAAAATAGATTTAGATTGGCAATCTGATGTTATATCGGTTGCGATCGGAGAGTTAAAATGTCCGACCTTGACATACGTTTACGATATGACTTGGTCGGAATTTTGTATAAGGTTACACGCATATCAACGATTGGAGAAAAAAGAATGGTATAAAGTTAGAGCAATAGCATACCAAGTTTATGTTTCTAATTGGCAACACCCTAAAAAGAAACCTGTAAAAATAGACCAATTTATGCAACTTGAAGAAAAAGTTGCACCAACATTAACAGATGCTCAAAAAAAGGCTATAAAAGTAGCACAAGAGCAATATAAAAACAAGATAAGTGGAACAACTTAAAGTAGGTATTGGTGCTGACACTAAAGGGTTAGAAAAAGGATTAAAAGATGCTGAAAAAGCGTTAAGTACTTTTGCAACACGATCTAAACAGATTGAGGCACAATTAAAAAATAACGCTATTGAAAGTTCTAAGTTAGGTGCTGAAATATCAAAGTTAGAATTAGACTACAAAAAAGGTACTATATCTCAAAGTGATTTCGGTAAGGGAATGTTAAAACTTACCAATGCTGAAAAAACACTATCTAACGAATCAAAAGTTTTACGAAACGATTTAGCTAAATTAAATGCAAGTAGTAGAGATTTAGGTACTGGGGGAATGGGTACGCTAAAAAAAGGTACTGCTAATGGTGCTTCTGCTATGACTGCATTTAGTAGAACGGTACAAGATGCACCTTTTGGATTAATGGGGGTTTCGAATAACATTACCAACTTAACCGAACAATTTGGTTATCTAAAGAAAAGTACAGGTAGTACTGGTGGTGCTTTAAAAGCAATGCTAAGAGATTTAAAAGGCTTTGGTGGTATTACTTTAGGAATATCATTGATAACGTCTGCAATGTTAATATTTGGAGATACTTTATTTAAAACTAAAGATAAAGCAAAGCAACTAAAAGAAGAACAAGAAAAACTAACTGAATCTTTAGAGAATTATGTAGATGGATTAGAGTCTGTTGATAAGGCTATGATTAAAGGCTCTCAATCTTCACAAAAAGAAGTTATAAGTCTAAGATTATTAAAAGAACAAGCTGAAGATACAACTCTATCAATGGAAGATAGAATAAGAGCAGTTGATGAGTTGCAAAGAGTTTATCCAAGTTATTTAGGTAATGTATCTAAAGAAAAAATACTAAACGGAGAAGTATCTAAAACGTTTGAAACACTAACTGCAAACATATTAAAAAGAGCAAAGGCTACTGCTGCTTTAAATATGATTGTGAAAAATAGTGAAGAACTTTTAATATTAGAACGTCAAGCAGCCGAAAAGAAAGCAGAAATAACTAAAAAGGCAATACAATTAGAAAATGCAAATGCTTTAGCACAATTAAGAGCAGGTAAAGAAAGAGGTGGAAGTAATTTCTCAGTACAAAGAGCAATCCAATTACAAGGCGAATATAACAAACTAATAAAAGAAGGTGCTAAATTAGAGGGTAAAATACAAGGTATTGAACTTGATAATTTAGATTTAGAAAAAGCTGTAAATGACTTAGGTGGTGCAATTCCTATAAAGCTAACGCCAAAAATAGAGGTAGAACAACCAAGAAAAGAATTAGAATCTTTATATAATGGATTAACAGAAGCTAATATAGTAGGTAGGGAAGCGTTTAATTTATCAAGTATTGAAACACCTTTACAAGTACTTCCACCAGATTTTGATGAACAAGCTGAAATGTTTAAAATAAGATTGGCAGAGTTTAACCAAGCTGTATCTCAAATAATGCAACAAGGTAAGTTTGATACTATTAGTGGTTTTGCAGAAGCTATTGGTGGTGCTTTAGCAAGTGGTGGTAATGTTTTAGAAGCTGCTGGAAATGCGTTGCTTAGTTCATTAGGTGGTATAATGGTACATTATGGTAAACTTATATTAGCTTTTGGTTTAGCAAGTGAGGCACTTAAAACTGCAATGCAAAATCCCTTTGGTGGTGGTATCGCAGCTATTGTTGCTGGTATTGCTTTAATTGCTATTGGAAGTGCTATTAGTAGTTTTGCGAGTAGTACTGCATCAAGTGGTGGTAGTGGCGGATCATCTTCATCTAGTGGTGGTGGTGGCTCTTATTCTGCACCAAATATAGGGAGTGGATATTCTGCACCATCTTCAAGTGGTGGGTATTCTGGAAGTAGTAATGGTGGAACGGTTGTGTTTGAAATAGCAGGGCAAAAATTAGTAGGTGTATTATC